TAGACAGTGAATCTTCCGCCAAGTGTACCAACTTTGGCAATGCCTGTTGGTTGTGTATTGACGTTGCCATTCACTGGCATCCATTGATACTCTGGCAACATTTCAAGAATTGCACACACGCGAGGTGTGGCAATAATGAAGTTTGCGCTGCCTCTACGGTTACGGATTGCGATGCGGTTAGCTTCAACAATTACCTTGCTGTAGAAGTCGCGGTTACGCTCTCCGAGCCAACGTGCATCGGCTGAAGCTGCGTACCAGAAACTGTATCCATTTGGGTTACCTGCATTGAGAGCGACTTGAATCATACGAATTACCATTTCACGGTCAATTTCGGCTTGAATTTCATATGACATAGCATTTGTTAATTCACCGTCGATATCGAGTCCATTCATGTTCTTCAAGTCTTGTTCGAGTTCAACTGACCAGCGAGCAGCGAGACGGCGTGTGCCAGCTTCTACTGCTGTTTTGCTGAATTCGACAGTTACTTGAGGAATATTTCCTGTTAATTCGAAGTTACTCAGGAGAGCAGCAACACCTCTGTCAGAACCAATGGAATCAAAGACTCCTGTTGGTCCACCTGAAAGAAATGCGGCACTTGTTCCTGTGAAACGTGTGTCCAAGTATTGATAGCCAAGTTCTTTATCGTCAGAAACGGAACGATTGTACTGTCCACCACCGTTATCGCTGGTAGCACCTGTAACGTATCCGTCAACGCCGTTAGCACCTAAACTATCTGCCTCATAGCGGTAACGAAGAGCGAAAGCTAAACCAACTGGACCACTCATTGGCTGAACACCGACGATCTCATTCGTGATCAACTCAGGGAATGTACGACGAACCATTGGTATTAATACCTTTGGCAAGCGACTGTCACCTGTTGCGTAGCGATCTCCTGATGTAACTGTTGAAGGTGGTGAATAGATAGCGGTTCCTGGTGTGCCGAAAGCACCTCCTGAACCAGCGGAATTTCCGCTTTCTTCAATGCACCAACGTTCTTGGTTTTCCATCAGAATCGCTGTTGTTAAACGAGCATGTTCGTCTTCGATTGGCGCAACCTTATCGGATGTGTAATCGAGGACTGGTGCCCATTTTTCAACGAGTTGTTGAGCGCGAGAACGATCAATATAGCCTGTGGCTGGATTTACATTTCTCATAATTTCTTTACCTCCTATGGATTTAAGAATCAAGAAAGACGATTGTCTTTCTTCAACAGAAATTCTTTAATATTTTTTATTTAATTCTCTAAGATATCCTGAAACTGGAGTAGAATTTTCTACTTCTGTTTCTGTAGCAACAGATTCTTTGATTACGGCTTTTGTAGGAATTGAAGCTTTAAGGCTAACTGCCTTTTTCTTCGCCTCTTCTACAAGAGTCGTAGCTCTTTCATCTTCGCTACGTTCAAACATCTCAACGACATAATTAAAATTCTCTTCAATGTATGAAGAGTCTTTGTCGTTCAATAAATTAAAAACAAATTCTTTTTTAGCTGCTGGCATTCCTTTTGTCTTTTGTTCAAGAACAATCGATGTGGAATTTTTCTTGATTTGCTGAAAAAGTTGATGATTTTCTTTATATGACTCATTGAGTTTTTCATTGAGTTCATCAATTTTCTTTTTACCTTTAGCAATCATGTTTTTTACTTCTTCGTTAATAGTTTCTGGATCGATTCCGACCATTTCACGAATTTTCGATAATTGTTTACGAGCATATGTATTAGCAACTGCTTCTTCTAATTGAAGAGAAGGAACTTTATTTTCTAAATAAAGATCAAGGTAGTTGCTAATCTCGCTAACAATTTTATTTGAAAAAGATTCTGCTTTTTCATTTAAAGCTTTACGATAGAAAGATACAAGTTGTTCTAATTTACCTGTATGATTTTCTGTGATTGTGTTTACAACTTTTTGTAACTTTTCAGTATGATCTGCATCAATAGCTTCTAAAAGTTTTCCAAGTTTTGCTGCATGTTCTTCGTCTTGTTTAGATAAAGAACTTTCAAGTTCTAATTCAACTCTTGAATTAACTTTTTCTTCAACAGCAGCATCAAAAGCTTCTGTGATTGCTTTTGCGGTTTCTTCGTTGATTACGTTTGAATCAACTTTACTTAAGATCTCTGAAAACTTATTCATATAATGTATATAAAAACTTATCCTTTCTTAGTTACCTTTTTAGTAACTTTTTTTGTTTTTTTGGAATTTTTTTCTTTGCATTTACCTCCACATCCACAGCCGCAATCTTTTTTATTTTTTACTTTGCTGTCGATGTCTTTAATGCGAGTTTTTAATTTTTCGCTTACAATAGTTTCTAATGCTTTATCTGCTTTAGAATAGTTTTTTTCACAAATTTGTGTGATAAACTTTGAGATTAATTTACGTAATTCCATATGTTATATTATTATTTATCTTTATTATATACAAATTACAATGTTTTAAGTGCATTAATAAAACTGATGAACTGTTCTTTCAGATATTGATCTGTGTTTTTCTTAGGAAGATTTGCTATACTTCTTTCAAATTTTTCATAAAATGGTTCAAAATCTCCATTATCTGCAAGAACCCATTTTTTAGATTCTAAGATACCATTTACAAATGCTGTTGGTACAGAAGGATCTGCTACAACATCGATAGCAACCAAACGAAAATCGGAAACATGACCGACACCATTTTTTTCATCTACTCTGCCGAGTGCTCTTGATGAAACGCCAAGTTTAACACCATCCATAATTAATGAACGAACAACTTGACCCATTGGAGTTGAAAGAATTTTTGATTTTCCTTCAAAAATATTTCCATCTTGTTTTAATTCTGTAACAATATGACACGCTCTTTCTAAATTTACTTCTGGAGATGATGGGTGATTTAATTCACCTGTTGCACGATTATTTGCAATCATTTCAGATGAGTAACGATTGACTTCTTCCACCATTTGTTGTAAAGGATAAACGCGATTATTGCGATTTGCTTTATCTGCCATTAAAAATGGTCCTTGAATAAAAAGATTTGATGGTGAATTACGGTTTTTTTCTTCTACTAAATATTTTAATTCGTAGTTCGGTGTTTCCACCAACAAGTTATAAACATTACTCATATATTCTCTATTTAGTACTTACCAAGTATTTATTCAATTTAAATGCTTTTCATTTAAAATTATAAAAGTAAACCCTTTTTGTTCACACCAAGATCTGGCTGCTTGCCATTTAGCAGAATTTACGGCAAATTGATATCTTTCATAAAGAATAGTACTTTGTTTTTTCCTTCCTGTGTCTACTGGAGGTAATGTTTGTTTTTCTGGTTTAACTTCTATTAAAAGATTTTTTATAGTTCCATCTTTAGATTTAAGTTTTGCAACTAAATCTACAAAATACCTGTGCATTTTTCCATCTGCGGGTGATATATAAGGAATTACAACAGATTCTGAAGACCAAGTTAAGACATTAGGGTTGTTATCCAGATATCTAAATGCTTTTAGCTCCATTGTGGATCTATATACTGGAGTAGAGCCTATATATTTGTTTGAATTTTTTGGTTTAAAAATTCCTTGAGTGTAATTTCTATTCTTTTTACCTAAATTTTTATTCATTAATTAGCCAATAAAAAATCTAACTGGATCTCTATCAACCATATCTGACATTAATTCTTTTTCCAATTCGTCTTTTTCTTTTTCACCTTGTCTTAACATATCAGATGCATTGACTGTTTGACCTCCAAATAAATTTGTGCCTGAATATTTTCCTCTGATATGTCCTATGGCAATTTTAGTTTGTGCTAATGTATATCGATATACCCACAATTGATCTACAAGTTGTTTTATCGGCTTTTGGACTTTACATCCCACTAAACCATAATACCGATTGTTTTGTGCTGGTTCTGGAATTAATCTTAAAATTTGATCTTCAGGATAAAACCTTATATAGGGTCTTAATGCTAACATTTTTTCTCTAGTATCTAACCAATTTTTAAGAGTATGCCATGTTACTAAATCATAACCAACATTTCCTAACAAATGTCCAAAGTATGCTTGTTGTGCAATAGTATGTTCAATAGTAAAAAGTGTGTTTACTCCGTTATTACTTCCTTCTTCAAATGAAAATACATCTACAACCTTTCTGTAGTCATCTAAATCGTAATCATAATCTGCACTTAAAGTAGGCATACCTGATGTCGTTGGAGACATCGAATTGTACATGTTAGGTGTGATGTTAAACAAACGATCTATTCTTAGACCAACACCTCTTTCATATAAATCATTTCTAAAAACCAAATACTCTTCTGTAACACCAGCAAATTTAGTAAACCATTCTAAAGATATGTCTATTAATTCATATATTTGTTCGCTGCTAATTTCAATTTGTACTAAAGGTTCACCCAAAGAACGGCGAATTCTTTGTGCTAATAAATCATAACTTTTAATCTTAGAATTAAAAGTTGTACTGCCATGAAATGAATTTGGTAAAACGGACATCTTATTATATTTATATCAATAGAGTTAAAGAATACCATTATTAGCCACAATATTATAAAATATTTAAATAAATGCTTTTAAATGTCAATAAGTTATATCAGAAACCCGTCTACTACAACATCTACGGTTAATACCGAAAATCCTCCAGCCGCCGTTATTAATCTTAGAGCAACGTCTTCTCCTGCTTGGGCAATAATACTATTTGCGTTTGTTGTTGTGTGTGCGCCAGGTACAGGTGAAGTTACTAAAGTGGCTGTTGCAGGAGTCCAGCTACCTATCATGCCTGTATTACCTTGAGTTACGTTTACAAGTCTTAAGGTAGGTGCAGTTGCTACCCCTGTTAATGTAGCTGTTGCTGTAACTCCTAATAGCATTTTAGCAATAAACCTTCTTCCAGCAGGAACCGTAAAAACTCTTAAATTGCTTGGAGTACCTGTAGTTTGTGTTAAGCTGTAACTCGGCACATAAAAAGAGGTTGTTATCGGAACTGTAGTAAGAAGATTTGCCGCAGATTGCCAATTAGCAGAAGCACTATTAACATTACTATAAACAGAACTCCAATTAGCACTATTTGAATTTACATTACTATAAACCGATTGATTATTAGCACTATTTGAATTTACATTACTGTAAACAGAACTCCAATTAGCACTATTTGAATTTACATTACTATAAACCGATTGATTATTAGCACTATTTGAATTTACATTACTATAAACTGAATCCCAATTACTAGAAACAGTACTTACATTTGTTGTTCTATTGTATGCCGTATCCCAATTAATAGAATTATTAGATGTAACATTTCCACTTGCAGATATATGACCAACAACACTTAAAGCATTATCATTTCTGTCTGTGTTTATACCAACATTACCAGAAACATAAAATCCACCTTCAGGTCTTATGGCAAATTGATCATTTCTTGTAGATGTAAAAACTAAGTTTTCTGTTCCAGTTCCTTGCCAGATCCAAGATCTTGCATTGTTGGCAAGAGCAAATCTACCATGAGCATAACTAGTAACTCTTGTAGCTGATGTGTTTTGCCCTGTTGTATAAGCTCTTATCCCTGTAGCATATGTATTTTGACCCGCTGCATGACTATAATCTCCAACAGCAATAGATGATAACCCTTCAGCATGAGAAGCTAAACCTAAAGCTTGAGTCGATACACCTTCAGCATGGGAAGCTATACCTACAGCTTGAGTCGATACACCTTCAGCATGAGATGCAAGACCACTTGCTACTGTTCCCCTCCCTTCAGCATGACTTGATGTACCACTTGCGGTATTTCTTGAAAGGGGGTCTGTTATACTACCACCTTCTGCGTGAGCAAATGATGCTGTTGCTTTGTTATATGCTCCTTCTACATGACTATAAAGACCAGTGGCTTCTCCCCCAATTCCTTCGACAACACTGCCATTAAAAACTGCAACAACAGCACTCAATAAACCTGTTTCACTAATAGTTCCATTGGCTGATAAAGCTTTAGTGTAAATATTTCCAGTTAATGTACCACCTGTTAGCGGTAAAAAGTTTGTATGAGAGTAGTTTATAATAGTACCTGTTAAAGTATTTGTAATCGTTAAAGGCGTTAAGAGAGCAGAAGTAGATTGAAGTAGCGTATTAGTAGCAAAAGAACCTGAAGCACTTTGATAAATTGTAGCTACAGTGTAAGCTGAGTTCCAATTATTGGAATTACCACTTTTAGCAAAAAAGGTATCGTTAGAACTTATATTGCCAACAACTGTTCCACCAGAAAGAGGTAAAAAATATTGTTGAGTGTAATTTAATGTACTATAAGATAGTGGTTTATTTAAATCACTAGTATTATCAACTTGATCCAATCCTATGTCATTTTTATCTAAAAAAACAACACCAGTTTTTCCGTTAACTGAGGCAACATTAGATAAAAATGAATTTATTTGAATATTATCTGGTGCTGGTGTAGTAGTATCGACTACAATATTATCATTAGATAAAAATGAATTTATTTGAATATTATCTGGTGCTGGTGTAGTAGTATCGACTACAATATTATCAGATACGCTTGGATTTATATTAATAATAATTTCGTCACTCATTATATAATTCTAGGTGCTTCTTGCCAATTGTTTGAAAACGGAACTCTTGGAATAATAGGCCAATTGCCCATTAAATATGTTTTTGTTCTTCCTGAAGACAATACCATAGTTAAACTCCAAGAATAATTTCCAACGGGTATATCAATAATTCTTGATGGTATTGAAATGCGACCAGCAGACGCTGGTGATAAAATTAAAATACTACTGGCTGATGTCGAAAGAGGTAAAATATTTGGACTAGCTATGTTAAAAACAGATTTAACAGCCATCGTGAATGATGCGTCTGTTAAATTAATTGCAGAACCGTTTTCTGAAAATGTTATAACTGTAATACCGTCCCATGTATCTCCAGTTATATGTGCAGGTATATCATAAGTCATATTCTATACTTATGTATACGTGTTCTATATTTATGT